ACCCGCACGGCCCCATCTGCGCCACGCGCGGCGGGTTCAGCGTGTTCGTCGACCCGGACGACCTGGTGGAGACCGTCGAGCACATCCTCGCTGCTCGTCTCGCCGCGCACCCCCCGGCCACCGACCGCGACACCGCGCTCGAGCTGATGGCGCTCGGACGTCGCGCTCAGAACGACCCGGGGCAGTTCGTCAAGCGCATCTACCCCGACGACTACGGCGACTACGAGCGCCTCGACCGATGGCAGGCCCGCGCCGTCGACGCTGCGGTCGACTCGTGGCTCGCTGCCCGTCCGGCCCCCGACACCCTCGCCGACCGCGTGCAGGCGCTGGATGACCCTGCGGCCCGGCACTACGCGGCGTTCGTCGGCGCGGAGGCCGAACGTGTCCGCCTCGCGCACGCGATCGAGGCACTCGCCGACGAGTGGGACGACTACGAGTGGACCGCGCCGTGCGCGACCGAGCGCGAGAAGGGCGAGGCAGCCGGACGCGAGAAGGCCACGTGGGCCCGAGCCGACGACCTCCGCGCCCTGCTCGCTGGTCGGCCTGACGCCAGCCCCGAGGGCGGTGAGCAGCGTGGGTGAGCACGACTACCGCCGCCACTTCCCGACGGCCTACGGCGCCCCCATCGGACCCGTCCGTCCACGACGGCGGCGGACGCCCACCGGGTGCTGTGGGCTCGTCATCCCGCGCAACGCAGCTCGCGCCCAGGGCCTCTTCAAGCCTGGCGGCCCTGACGGCTACCGCGCTGCCGACACCCCTGACGCGGTCGTGCGTCCGACGCGCACTGAGGCCGAAGCCGACTGGCACGCCGCCCGATGCACCACCCCCGAGGAGCAGCGATGAGCGTCCACGACGAGACCCCCGCCGAGACGATCCGACGCGCGATCGAGCAGATGCGCGCCACGGCCCAGACAGCAATCGGCGCGTGGAGCGGTGAACCGTGGTCGACGGGTCAGATCGGATGGAACGACCCGCACGGCACGACGCACGACGTTCGCGCTGGCGGCTCGCACGTCGCCTCCGCCGGCGCCGAAGAACTGGCCGCCCACATCGCCTCGTGGCACCCCACCGTCGCCCTCGCCGTCGCGGACCTGCTCGACCACATCTACGCGGACATCGACAACGAGGACGAGCTCGCCGACGACGACCTCTACAGGTACGAGCTCGCTGCCCTCCGCCTGGCCCGTACCTACCTGGGAGAGACCCCGTGAGCCGCTACGACTACGGCACTGTGCCCGCACTTGCTGCCGGGCCGCCGACCAGCGAAGCCACCGTCACCGACCACGCGGGCAGGCTCACCCTCCGATGCCCGGGGGGTCACGTGGTGGTCAGCGCCATGGGCAGCACGCGCACGGGCGCTGCACTCGCGGCCGGTGATTTCGACGGTGAGTCTTGCGGCAACAGGGCCTGCGGCTGGACCCCGGAGGTGTCCCCGTGAGCGAGCACGACGAGCCCAAGACGGCGCTGACACGGCTGCTCACTCGGCACCGGGACAGGTTCCACGGCATGGAGGCGGACTGCTCCTGCGGCGCGTGGTCAACGACCGCCGAGGAGTCACCGGGCGGACACGTCGAGCCGTTCGCCGCACACCTGGCCGACGTCCTCCTCGCCGAGGGCTACACGACCAGCCCCGCACCCGAAACCACCGAACGCGAAGCCCGCCTCGCCGCCGAGAACGAGCGCCTCCGCAACACGCTCGCCGACGTCCGCGCCGCCCACACCCAGGCCCGCGCCGCCCTCCTCCAGCACCAGACCAGCACCACCAGCACGGGAGACCGACCATGAAGCTCCTCGCCATCGACCCCGGCAACACCCAGTCCGCCTACGCCCTCGTCGACGCCACCACCCGCCAACCCCTCGCCATCGACAAGCTCGACAACCAGCAGCTCGTCGACCACCTCGCCAGCCTCGACCCCGGCTACATCGACCACGTCGCCATCGAGATGGTCGCCTCCTACGGCATGGCCGTCGGCGCCGACGTCTTCGAGACCTGCGTCTGGATCGGCCGCTTCCAGCAGGCCGTCCTGTTCCGCGCGCTCCCCGGGATGCCCGTCGACCTCGTCTACCGCAAGGACGTGAAGCTCCACCTCTGCGGCACCACGAAGGCCAAGGACGCCAACATCAGCCAGGCCCTCGTCGACCGCTTCGCCGCCGGCCAACCGAACCGCGGGAAGGGCACGAAGGCCGAGCCCGGCTGGTTCCACGGGTTCCGCGCCGACATCTGGCAGGCCTACGCCCTCGCCGTGCTCGCCGCCGACCGGCTCCCCACCGACGCCATCGCGGGCGGCACCCGATGAAGGCCCGCCAGACCGTCACGGTCCAGCCAGTCAGCCGACTCGTCGCCAACCCGGCCAACATCCGCGACGACCTCGGCGACCTCACGGAGATGGCCAGCTCGATCCGCGAGCACGGAGTCCTGCAGCCGCTCACCGCCACCGAGACCGCGGGCGACCAGCTGCTCCTCCTGGCCGGCCACCGACGACTTGCCGCCGCGCAGCTCGTCGGCCTCACCAGCGTGCCGGTGATCATCCGCCACCACATCGCCGACGAGGCCGAGCAGACCATCGTCATGCTCGTCGAGAACGTCCAGCGACGCGACCTGAGCCCGGTCGAGAAGGCCGAGGCCTTCGCCTCGCTCCGCAACCGCGGCCTCACGCTCTCGGACATCGCCCGCCGCACCGGCGTGCGGCAGTCGACCGTCTCGACCCTCCTGGCGCTCATGGACCTCGACGAGCAGTCCCGCCGGGAGATCCGCGAAGGCCACGTCAACGCCGGCGACGCGATCGCCGCGGTCCGCGAGGTCCGCCGCGCCCGCCGCGAAGCCGCCGGCGCCCCCGAGCGCGGCCGCCCCGTCGTCGTCGAGCCGTACCACTTCGGCCTCGAGCACCCCCTCTCCCCGCAGGTCGCACGGATCTGCGGTCACACCACCCGCCCCCGCGTGAACCAGAGCCTCGGCTGCGGACAGTGCTGGGAAGCCGTGATTCGTGCGGACGCCACCGGGAGCCCCATGCCCGAAGCTGCCTTCGACGAGGTCGTCGTCGCTCGGATCGTCGACGGCCGCACCGACGTCCACGCGACGTCCGCCGACCGGTTCGAGGTGGCCCGCCGCTGGCGCGCGCAAGGCCGCTCGCTGTCGGACCTCGCCGCTCGCACTGGCTGGAACGTCTTTCGCTACGTGCTGGTCGAGGACCAGGAGGTGTCGGCGTGATCGCCCGCCTCATCTGGCCCATCGTCGACGAGCAGGCACCCATCACCCAGCTCTGCGCCGAAGCCGCCGAACAGGTGCCCCACCTCCTCCGCCAGACCCACGCCCGCGCCACCGGCCCCGGCCGCTTCGGCATCGCCGACTCCCGCCACCTCCCCGGCTCCGGCCGCACCACCCGCTGGGTCCTCACCTACGAGTGCCCCGCCGTCCCCGCACCCCGCCAGCCCCTCGCCGACCACGTCCGCCGCGCCAAGGACGCGGCCGCAGCACGCGACGCCACCCACCAACACCTCGCCACCGTCACCCACCTCCCCACCAGCACCCACCAGGAGACCGCAGCATGAGCGACAAAAAGCCCCACCTCGTCACCCTCAAGAGCGCCACCGACCAGGTCCTCTCCAAGGGCATCGGCGGCAAGCTCGCCCAGCAGATGACCAACAACCTCGGCCGCCAGTACATGGCGATCGTCGAGGTCGAGGTCGACGTCATCCACCACAAGGGCGAGCAGGACGTCGCCGACCTCCGCGTGCTCCAGTTCTGGCCAGCCACCGACGACCTCTCCCACTACCTTCGCGACGTCACGGCAGCCATGCACCGCGAGGCCGGGTTCACCGCGCAGAAGGCGAACGGCGACCAGCCGCTCTTCGACGGCGGCAGCGAGCCCACCGTCGAAGGCGTGCTGGCCGGCGGCGGCCGGTTCCGCCCGCACCCGTACCTCGCCGCGATGCTCGGCGTCGACGACGAGGCCATCTGCGACGTGTGCGGCCAGATCGAGGACGTCCCGGTGCACCGCGTGCTCGCCGACGAGCACGACGGGCCGGAGGGCGACGACCAGCTGGTCGACGGCGATGGCGAACAGCCCGAGCCGGAGGAGGAGCCCGTCGCCGAGCCCGAGGACCCCGCCGACCCGGGCGACCCCGAGAACGGCGACGGCGTCGTGGTCGAGGAGCCCGTCACCGAGCTCCGCCCGGCCCCCGTCGCCAACCCCTTCGCCCCGACCCCCACCCCGGGCCGCAGCGGCGTTCCCGACGACGTCGCCTGACCCCACCCCCAGACCGCGCGTCCGGCCCGCAGGGCGGCGTCAACCGGCCCCAGTGCTTCAGCCGGAAGGACGTCCACCTCGAGCACCCGCCGACCCCTTTCGCGGCGGGAGACGCACCTGCGCCCCTCGAGCGGGCCGGGCGCGCACCCCCAGCACCACCCCCGAGCACCAGCACCAGCACCAGGCACCAAGGCGAGGGAGCCCACGTTGCAGCACCAGGACGGCCCACCAACCGGGCGTCACCTCCACCCCGTCACCGGAGAGGAGGCACCGTTCGACCCCGACTACGACCGACCCACCGACACCCGACGACCACCTCAAGACGTCGACGCCGAACGCGCACTCCTCGGCGCGCTCCTCCTCGCCCCCGACCTCGCCGAGCAGCTCGAGCACGAGATTGGCCCCGACGACTTCTGGCGACCAGCCCACGGCGACCTCTGGGCCGCCATCCACGACCTCCGCCGCACCGACGGCGTCCCACCCGACGCCGTCACCCTCCAGGCACACCTCAACCGCACCGGCCAGCTCAAGCAGCTCGGCGGTGCCCCCTACCTCCACAGCCTCATCGAGGCATGCCTCCACCCCCACCCGACCTACGCCCTCAAGTACGCGGCCGCCATCCGCGACGCCGCCCGCCTCCGCGAAGTCGACGCCCTCGCCACCCGGCTCCGCGAGATCGCCAACCGCGGCCAGGTCGACGACGTCCAGCCCCTCCTCGAAGAAGCCGTCGACCGCCTCGACGAAGCCGTCGTCCGCTTCGGACCCACCACCCTCGGCCCCGCCGCCACCGGCCTCAAAGACCTCGCCTGGATCCTCACCGGACAGCCCCCCGCCGCCCCCGAACCCGTCTGGTGCCGCCGCACCGACGGCACCGCCCTCTTCTACGCCGGCCTCGTCAACGGCGTCTTCGGCGACCCCGAATCCGGCAAGACCTGGCTCGCGCAGATCGCCATCGTCGAAGCCCTCAACGCCGGCCAGGCCGCGGCCATGATCGACGTCGACCACAACGGCCCCGACCACACCGCCGCCCGCCTCATGCTCCTCGGCGCCCGCATGGAACACCTCGCCGACCCCGACCGGTTCCGCTACTACGAACCCGAGGACGGCGAGCAGCTCCGCGCTGCCGTCGACGACGTCGTCGAGCGCCGCCCCGCCGTCATGGTCCTCGACTCCCTCGGCGAGGTCTTCCCCATGCTCGGCGTCAAGACCAACGAGGGCGACGAGATCACCGCCGCCCTCCGCCTCGTCTGCACCCGCCCCGCCGCCGCCGGCACCTGCGTCATCCACATCGACCACCTCCCGAAGGGCGCCGACGCCCGCGCCACCGGCTTCGCCATCGGCTCCATCGCCAAGAAGCGGTCCATCCGCGGCGCCTACCTCCGCGTCGAAGCCCGCACCCAGCCCGCCCCCGGCGCCGTCGGCCGCATGTCGCTCCTCATCGAGAAGGACACCAACGGCACCCTCCGCAAGACCTCGGGCAGCAGCTTCGCCGGGACCTTCACCCTCGACTCCTCCGAGGACGGGACGCTCTGGCACATCGGCAAGGAGCAGACCCCGAAGAACGACGACGGCTCCAGCCGCCCCACCGGCGTCATGGAGATGTGCTCCCGCTACATCGAGCTCAACGACCAGTGCTCGTTCCGCGAGCTCGCCGCCGGCCTCCGCCTCAAGGCCAAGGTCAAGGACCAGACCATCCGCCAGGCCCTCTCGATCCTCGCCGCCGAGGGCTTCGTCGCGGTCATCCCAGGCGGCCCCAGGAACTCCAAACTCCACCACTCCACCGCCATCTACCGGGAGGCCGACGATGCCCACCAGTGACCAGATCCAGTGTGTCCCGAGTGTGTCCCAGGCCGGGACACACTCAGTGTGTCCCGCACCCCGAACCCACCGTTCCCGCAGGTCAGCGGCCTGCGCGAGTGTGTCCCGCGACCGTGTCCCATCCAGTGTGTCCCGACACCACCACCCGGACACACTCGAAACCCCCTCTGACCTGCACATTCAGTGTGTCCCGCAGTGTGTCCCCAGCGTGTCCCACCAGCAGAGCGCGAGTGTGTCCCCCCCTTATAGGGGACACGCTCAGCACCGCCCCCTGACCCTTGGACACGCCCCCACCGGGAGCCGAGCATGAGCACCCGCCAGCGCGCCGTCGACGCCATCACCGCCCTCGCCGCAGACCCCACCCACGCCGGCCAACACGCCACCGCCCACTTCCTCGGCGGCCTCACCGCCCTCATCGAGACCAAGGGCAACGTCACCCCCACCGACGTCATCCAGCTCGCCGACCGCGCCCGGGCGGCGACGAGGAGGCTGCGATGACCGGCCGCATGCAACCGGACGACCCGATGCGACGCAGCGGGGCGGAGTGGTGCGAGGAGCACGGTCGGTGGGAGTGCGCGGGCCAGTCCAAGCGGTCGCAGTCGCGGTGCCACGGCCCGGCGATCACCGGGTCGGACCGGTGCCGGATGCACGCTGGCCGGTCGGCGGCGATGACAAAGGCCCTGGGGGAGGCGAACCTCCTGGCGTGGTCCACGGAGGCCGCCCGTGCCGAGGGCGCCGCGTCGCTGCCGGCGCTGGACCCGGGGACCGTGGTGCTCGACCAGCTGCGGGTCGCGGTGCTGAGGGCCGACGTGTACGGCGAGTTGCTCCGCTGGCAGCTCGAGCTGGACGACCTCGACGGTGTCGGCGGCGCCGGCGGCGGGGGTCGGGTCGCTGCGGGTCTGGTCGGTACGACGTACGCCGCGTCGCGTGATGGCGCCCGTGTGGAGACCGGGGAGCAGGTGCGTGCGCTCGCGCGGATGGAGGCTGAGTGGCGGGATCGGGTGGTGCGGTTCGCGAAGACGGCGCACGACATGGGGATCGCAGACGCGCAGATCGAGCTGCAGCAGGCGCAGGCCGAGCTCGTGGTGTCGGCGTTCCTCGCGGCGCTCGCGGCGATCCCGGGTCTGCTGCCGGTGGCTCGGCAGGAGGCGTTGACGGCGTTCCTCGCTGGTCTGGGTCGTGGTGGGGAGACGGTGGCGGGTGCCGTTGTGGCTGGGGCGGGGGAGCCGGCATGAGCGCCTCGCAGTGGCACCGCGAGCACCAGATGCCCGACGACCTCCGCGTGCGGGTCCGCCGGACCGGGACCGCGTCGCACCCGTGGGAGGTCCGCTGCACCGGCTGCCAGACCTACCGCGTGCACATCGTCCGATCCGGTGCCGCCGCGGTGAACACGCGCGGTGTCGGCAACGCGACGTGGGAGCGAGCCCGCGACGTCGGGCTCCGCCACCTCGACTGGCACGCGGGGGTGACTCGATGAGCAACGCCCTCCCGGCCCCGCGGCTCGTCGAGCGCCCGTTGCCCGTCGCGTGGGACGACGTCCCGGTCACCTGGACCGACGAGGCGATCGCCGCGGGCTCTGTGTTCGTCTGCCGCCGCGGCCGCCGCCCGGTCCCGGTCGTCGTGTGCTCGGCCTGCGGGAGCCTGGGGGAGCGGGGCCGTGACGGCTACCTCGGCCGCGTGCCCGACGACGAGCCGGGCTCCTCAGCGTTGCGGCCGCGGCTGCTGCTGACGCGTTGCCTGGCTTGCGGCCACGACGTCGTGGTCGATCTCGACGCCGGCGAGGTGTGGGACCTCGACGAGTCGGACTACGGGCCGGCGGGGTCGGTGCACCCGGACCAGGTGCAGGGGCAGCTGTGGTGACCTCAACTCGCGTCGGGTTCGGCGGCGTCCTCGGGGGCTGCGTCACCCTCGAGCTCGTCCATCTCGTACGCCAAGATCAACAGCTGCTGGGTGAACGTTGCGACATCCAGCGCCTGCTCAGGGGTGATGGGCGTCAGCTCGTGGTTGGCGTCGTTGCCGACGTCCTTGATGCGGTCCACCCACTTCCGCATCCGGCGCGTGAAGATGCCCTCAGTCTCCAGGTGGTTCACGGCCTCGAGGAACCCAGGGGCGCGGTCCCGTTCGTTCTTTGGGGGCAGGCCGTTCGCCACGGCGATGTGGAACAGCAGCTTGCGGCAGAGCATCACGGCCGCTGCGTTGGCGCCAACGCTGAGGCAGGAGCGCGCCTCCTCCCAGATCTGCTGGTCGACCTCGGGAAGCCCCCGTGGCTGACGCAGCGGCTTCCGAGGCGGGTGAACGGTCCTGTCTTGGCGGATGGCGCCGCCCTGGCACTTCGGACACCGCAGCCACGAGATCGAAGAGTCCTCGGGCACGTAGCTGCCGGTGACCTCGGTGGCCAGCAAGAACATCGGGTTCGCGTCGCAATGAGGGCAGTGGACGTCCACCCAGGCGTACTCGGCGGTCTGGTCGTAGGTGCTGATGCTCGTGGCCGCGGTTCGAACGAGGTACAGCAGGGGCTTCGACGTCGGCATGCCGCGGAACGTACGGCACGCCACCGACACTCGCAGCCGATCGGCGGGACCCGATGAGCCGCCGCCCGCAGCGTCGCCCCGCCCGCCAGTCCCGACCCCCGGCCGTGATGTGCGGCCGGAAGCGCCGCCACCCGACGCAGCTCGACGCGATCGCCTCCGCCATCCGCTGCTCGGCACGCGCCGGCCACCCGCTGCGGGTGTACGCGTGCCCGGACTGCGGGGGCTGGCACCTGACCCGGTGGGCGACCGCGAAGCCCAGCACCAGCACGACCGTCCAGCCCGCCCAGCCGAAGGAGACCCGATGACCACCGCCCCCGACGACGACGGCTACCGCGACGTCACCGTCACCCTCACCTCCTACCCCGACCGCGTCACCGCCGCCGTCCTGGCGGCCATCGTCGAGCAGGCAGGCGTCCGCGTGATCGACCTCCTCCCGGGCGACCACGTCACCATGCCCGGCGCTCGGAAGCCCGCCACGTTCGTCGCGTCGACGGCCCACCCGCTGTGGCCACACCTGCAGCTCGTCGTGTGGCGGCTGCCCGCCGGGCACTCGGCGGGGGACTGGTCGCACGACGCCCTCGACCTGCGGCAGGTTGCCGGGACCCGGGTGCCTTCGACGCACGGCGAGCGCCAGTCGCGGCTCCGCGACGCGCTGATGGGCGGAGCGGCATGACCTGGCCGCAGATGGGTCACCGCGGTCCGCGTCGTTACGAGGTCACCGTCGTAACCGACACGAATGACACGCAGAGCGCCCGCTTTTCCAATCCACAGCCCGAAATCTTTTCTTCCACAACCGCAGACCGCATAGCGGCGCGGATTTCGGACAGCGGACAGGTCGCGCTTCGAGGTCGAATCCACAGGGAGTTCCGGTTTTCCCCAGCGTCGCCCCCAGGATCCACCGAGTTCTCCACAGGGGCTGTGGATCCAGACCTGTCATCGCAGGTACGTAGGCGCGCAGAATTACAACGACGAAAGACAAAGGGGCCCCGGACATCGACTGCGCCAACAGCCGACAACCGCCCGGGGCCCTGCCGACCTCCGACTGACGAAAGACGAGATCGACATGCAGATTGTGCCCACGACCCCCACCGACGCGCCAGCCGGCACCAGCGCCTGCCCCGAATGCGGCGCCCGCTCCCTCCACGACTTCCTGACCCTGAACGGCGCGCACCGCATCGTGCAGTACCTCGGGGAGTGCGACCACGTCTGGCGCGTCTCCTGGGCGGCGACGCCCAGCACCGCCAGCTAGGCCGCCATCGTCATCTCCCCCCGCGGGGAGATCGACTGTGACCGGGGACCTCGCGGCGTTCCGCGACCACGCCCGCCTCATGGCCAACGGCGGACCCGCGCCACCACGCCGCGCCACCGGCTGGTGCGCCGGCGTGCTCCTGCGCGACTGCTCCCGCTGCCTCGACGACGGCCGGGGCTGCGCGTGCAGCTGCCACGACGTCACCCGCCCGTGCCCGCCGACCGACGAGCAGCGCCAGCTGTGGGCTCAGCTCGCCGACGAAGCCGACGCCCGTCTCGTCGACGGCGAAACCGACCAGCCGCTCGCCCTGCACGACACCAGCACCACCCACTCCCAGCACGACCCCGAGGAGGCCTCCCGACCATGACCCGCTGCCACCGCCACGGCCCCCGCCCCACCAGCCCCACCGCCCCCGACGCCCGCTACCGCGCACTCGACGACCACCACCTCGCCACCTGCGAGCACACCGACCCCACCGCCCCCGGCGCCTGCGCCGGCTGCCTGCCCTGCCCCGAGCCCCACTGCGTCCTCGACGGCCGCACCCACCTCGACCCCGCCCACCCCGTCACCTGCCCCGACTGCGTCGGCGACGTACGCCAGGACCTCACCGACATCCGTTGGGAAGCCCGCCACCTCCGCTGGCAGGCCTCCCGCGGCGAGAACCTCCGCACCCCCTCCGCGCCCCTCCCCGGCGGCGACGCGATGGTCATGATGACCAGGCACGCACCCACCACCCGGACCACCACCGAGCACGACGACCTCCGCACCGTCCTCGGCGTGCTCCTCGACTGGGACCAGCAGCTCCGCCGCGCCCTCGGCCACCGCCACCTCCTGCGCCCCTCGGTCACCGGCGTCTCCCGCTACCTCACCGAGCACCTCACCCGCTGGGCCCAGGACACCACCGGCACCTACCCCGACTGGCAGGCCTTCGCCCGCGCCGCCGGCGACCTCCGCCGCACCCTCGAGCGCGTCCTCCACGACGAGCAGACCCCCGAGCTCGGCGTTGCGTGCTTCGAGTGCGGCGACCGCCTCGTCCGCCGGTGGGGCGACCCGAAGCCCTGCGGTCACCGCACCCCAGCCAAGGACCACGTCCACGCCGTACGCCGCCGCGCGGCCGCGGCCACCGACTGGCTCCGCACGCTCGCGACGTACCCCGAGCTGGGGCAGCCGTGGGATCGGGAGTACGCCGCGGCCCACGGCCCGTCCGACGCCGAGCTCGCTGCCGCCCGCCAGCCCTGCGCCGCCTGCGTCGAGGCCGGGCAGGGTGGGATCGTCGACCCGTCCGCCGGGCAGTCGTGGGAGTGCCCGGGCTGCCGGAAGGCGTACACGCCGGGGGAGTACGCGACCGCGGTGCGGCGCGACCTCCTCGAGCGGGGCCCGGACGGCGACGGGTGGACGCACGTCAACATGGCGGCCGAGGCCGCGTCCACGCTGACGGGGTACTTCACGGCGCCGGGGACGGTGCGGAAGTGGATGGACCGCGGCCGGGTGGGATCGGTGTGCCGGTGGGCAGTGGGCCAGGCGTGGGGCACGAGGCTCGTGTTCTGGCCGGACGTCGCGGACGTGGCGGTCGAGGCGGTGCAGCGGCAGCAGGAGCTGGAGCGGCAGCGCCGGGCCCGCGCGCTGCAGGAGGCGCGGCTGCGGGAGCTCGTCGAGGGCGGGATGGAGCTGGAGGTTGCGGCCGGGCGGTTGGGGATGACGGCGGCGCGTGCTCGGCGGGTGGCTGGTTCGTGGGGGAGCGACGACGAGGCGGGAGCGGCATGATGTCGGGCATGACGCTGGTTGAGTTCCTGCTGGCCCGGATCGCCGAGGACGAGGAGGGCGCCCGCCGGGCGTCAGCCGTCGAGGGCGGCGACTTCGCCATCGCCGCTCTGCCGCTGCCGCTGATGGAGGGGATCCGGCCAGGCTTCCCGACCCGCGTGCTGGCTGAGTGTGAGGCGAAGCGACGGATCGTCGACCTGTACCGCGAGGTCGAGACCGATCGCGGCAACGACGCGATGAGCCGGCTCGACCGCGTCCTCCGCGCTCTCGCGCTGCCGTACGTCGCCCACCCCGACTACCGCGTGGAGTGGCGCCCGTGACCTGCCAGCACCCCGCCGCCGAGCCCGTCGACGTCGCAGGCGAGACCGTCGCCCAGGTCTGTACCAGTTGCCTTGAGCAGCTCCCCGCGAACTGGGGGTGCGGCGACTGCGAGTGGATCGAGGAGAGGGAGTTCTGGTCCCCCGCTCCGATTCTGTACACGGGACGGCCCTGCCCTGCGCATCGGTGAAGGCGTTCGGCTGCGCGCGAACCGCGCCGATGGCACGATCGGCCCGGTGACTGAGAACGCCATCACGCGGAACTTCCTCGACCTGCTGCTCGACGCCGATCCTGAGCTTCGCGAGAAGATGCTGCAAGCCGTTCAGCCCTTCCGGGTAAACCAGCAACTTCTGGCCAGGATCAGCCCTGCGTTCCAGAAGTTCACCCCCGAGTTCCTCACCGCCGCTACGAGCAACTTCGACGTGGCTGTGCTCCAGAACTACACCCAGGAGTTGTTCGCGAAGGGCGTGCGTCCAGATCCCGCGCTCACCGATCGGCTGGTGGAACTTCTCGACGACGAGACTGAACTCGAACACGTTCTCGACGACGCGAGCTCGCCGGATTACGTGCGCGAGGCGTACGACGGACTGCGAAAAGACCTGGTCTCGGGCGACGCAGACGCGAACCGTGGGGGAGGCGCCATCACCAGTGGCCACGCCGTCTACCTCGAAACCGGGGACCGGCCGTCCGAGCCCCCGCTGATCCCGGACTCGCACGTCCGTTTCGCAACCATCTACGGCGTGATGCTTGGTGTCGCCACGGTTGTTCTCGGTCCCGTTCCCGCCGCCGTGTCCACAGCGATGGTCGCGCAGCTTGCGTACGTCCTCGCGCTCGCCACGTACCGGCGCCTCTTCGGACAGGGGTAGTTGACACCCGGGCCACATCCGGTGTCTCATCTCCTCAAGAACCCCCTACCCAAAACTCGATGGGCAGGGGGTTCACGCGTCTCTCGAGGCAGGTGAAACCGCCCCGATGACGACCCTTCCCACCCCGAAGCCCAGCCCCGCGACGGCCGACCAGGGCTGGCTCGACCGCATCGAAGCGCTCCTCGCCCCCGAACTCCGCCAACAGCCCTGGCCCACCCCCGGCGCCATGGCCCAGGCCCTCGACCGCACCACCATCCAGACCGCCGCGCTCGACGCCATCGACGCCCAGCTCGTCGAGGTCGCCGAAGGCCGCTGCGAGCGGCTCATCGTCTCCATGCCCCCGCAGGAGGGGAAGTCCGAGCGCACCTCGCGCCGCTTCCCGCTCTGGATGCTGCACCGCAACCCGAACCTCCGCATCGCGATCGTGTCCTACGGCCACGACGTCGCCCGCCGATGGGGCGGCCGGATCCGCGACGACCTCAAAGCCGCACCCCACCTCGGCCTCACCCTGAGCGAGTCCACCCGCGCGAAACACGAGTTCGAGCTCCTCGGCTACCGCGGCGGCGTCGTCTGCGTCGGCATCGAAGGCGGCCTCACCGGCCGGCCCGTCGACCTGCTGATCATCGACGACCCGTACAAGGACGCGAAGCAGGCCGACTCCAAGGCCTGGGCCCAGACCGTCCGCGACTTCTGGTCCGAGGTCGCCCTCCCGCGCCTCGCGCCCGGCGCCCCGGTCGTGCTGATCCAGACTCGGTGGCGCGAGGACGACCTCGCCGGCTGGCTCGCGAAGACCGGCGACGACTGGACCGTCCTCAACATCCCCGCCCAGGCCGACCACGCCCCCGAGCGCGGCGAGAGCGACGTGCTCGACCGTGAGCCCGGCGCCTACATGCCCTCGGCCCGCGGCCGCACCACCGTCGACTGGGAGAAGAAGAAGCGCGAGGTCGGTTCCCGGGCGTGGAACGCGCTCTACCAGGGCCGCCCCTCACCGTCCGAGGGCTCGATCTTCAAGCGGGACTGGTGGGGCGAGTACGCCACCCCGCTGTGGGTCGTGCAGGACGACGGCACCCACGTCGTCACCAGCGGCGACGAGCTCATCCAGTCCTGGGACATGACCTTCAAGGGCACCGAGGGCTCCGACTTCGTCGTCGGCCAGGTCTGGCTCCGCCGCGGCGTCGACGTCTACCTCCTCGACCAGGTCCACGCCCGCCTCGACTTCCCGAGCACCGTGCACGCCGTACGCCGTCTCTCCGCGAAGTGGCCGCAGGCCGTGATGAAGCTCGTCGAGGACAAGGCCAACGGCACCGCCGTCATGGCCTCGCTCGCCCGGAAGGTCGTCGGCCTGATCCCCGTCGAGCCCGACGGCGGGAAGGCCGCACGCGCGGCCGCCGTGTCCCCGATCGTCGAGGGCGGCAACGTCCACCTCCCGGCCCCCGAGCTCGCCCCGTGGGTCGGGGGCTTCATCGACGAGACCGCAGGGTTCCCGACCTCCGCCCACGACGACCAGGTCGACGCGATGACCCAGGCACTGAACCGGCTCATCCTGCAGCCGCTCCTCACCGGCCAGGACCTCCTCGGCGAGGACGACGTGATGGGCGACGACGAGGACGACCTCGACGACGGCCTCCCGCGCACCGCCTACTGACCCGCCCCCAGCCCTGCCCGTCGAGCACGACCCCGGAAGGCGGTGACCCCCATGACCCAGACCGCCGACCCCACCCTCGCCGAGATCTCCGGCGCCCTGGCCACCGCCCTCCACGACGTCGAGGTCCTCTCCGAGTCCATGGCCGACCTCGAGCGCGAAGCCGCCAGCCGCGACTGGCTCGCCGCCGGCTACAAGCTCAACCAGGAGTTCACCCGCGACGGGCTGGCCAACATCGCCCGGAACTGCCGCATCGCCGCCATCGCCTCGCCCCTCATCAAGCGCGGCCTGCTGCTCCGCATCGGCTACGTCTGGGGCCAGGGCCTCAACGTCGAGGCCACCGACCCCGACGTCAACGACGTGGTCCAGGCGTTCTGGGACGACCCCTCGAACCTCGCCGCGTTCACCGGGTCCCAGGCCCAGGAGGAGAACGAGCGCGTCCTCGGCACCGACGGGAACTTCTTCCTCGCCCTCGTCACCGACCGCTCCACCGGCCGCGTGCAGCTTCGCTCCACCCCGTTCGACGAGATCGCCGACGTCATCCACAACCCCGAGGACCGCGACGACCCCTGGTTCTACGTCCGGACCTACACCACCACCGTGATCGAGCCCGGCTACGTCTCCGGCCGCACCCGCATGCGGAACGAG